ACAACGGAAACAATGGTCGAGGGCTCACCGTAACGTTTTAACGTATCCGTCATAACGATTTCCTTGAGCGGGACTTCCTTGGACTCCTTCATTTCCATGGTCGTGCTAAAAGGTCCTTCCACAACATGGTAAACTTTTTCGCTGGGCTTTTTGCTGGCAACCATCCAGTCGTACTTGTTTCGAGTCGCCACGAGCAAGAAGTTCTTTAACCCCAGACCATGGACACAGAGGTAACCTTCCTTGTCATGACCTCCACAAATTTGCATACCGTTTACCAATTCATTTTCGTCCATACCATTGCCCCAATCGGCAATGGTGAAGCGAAACTGGTTGGCAAGATTGGCATTGTTAATGGCGGCGAGAATGGTTGCCGTTTCGTCATCGCAGTTTGCGATGGCATTGTCCACTGGTTCATTGATAGCCTTCTGCATCGGAAGCTGCTGGTGTGCCAGTGCTTCAAAAAACGCATCTGTCATCTTGATGTAAAACAAATGCTTGGTTTCATTCTGGATAGCGCACTTGAGAGCCTCGTCATCCTTTTTATTGTTGTTTTCGGCAGCAATGTTTTTGGCGGAAATCTTCTTTTCCTTTTTTTCCTTCTTAGGCATGATGGTATACTCCTTTTCTGCCGCAGTTCGCGGCGTTAAAATATTTACCACCAGTTCGGTGGTTTCTTTTGCACAAAGAAAAAGCAGCCGCAGATAATTCCACTGTGGGAATTATCTACAGCCGCTTGACTAAGCAGTTTTACTCAATCTTTACCGTAAACATCGGTTTTTGTTTCTCGTGCCATAGAAGTATACCAACTTTGCGCATGGTACTATATTTTATTTACTCTTTGTTGTCTTCGAGTGCTGTGTCGATAATATTGCAGATTGTATTTTGCAATACCTGTTTTTGTCTGTTTATGGTTGCAAAAAACTCCTCCGACAATTTAACGTGTGCTATGGCTTGAATCTCTTTTTCAAACGTCATGTTATCATATTCCTTTCTGTTTATTTATTTTTTGCACAAACAAAAACAACCACAGATAATTCCCGTTGAGGAAATTGTCTGCGGTTGTTAATTAGCAGGTTTACTTCAAAAATCCCGTTGTTCGGATTGCTTTCTTGTGCAACAGAATTATACCTACTATATCGCGGGTGTTATTTATGAGCTATTTACTCACCTTTGAGAACAAAAATCGTCGTTTTTCCACTATTCCTTGCTGTACATGTGTATTTTGCACTAAGATTTCTTGTGTTGTTAGTGTTTCCTGCTGTTTTTACCTGCTCAAAGTATTCGGACGTTGTATAGCTTACATTTGTCAACGCAGAGTATTTTTCATCGGCAAGTGACTGATTGATATTCGTAAGCCAATCATACGCATCTGCAGCGTCGCCATTAACCACTACATCAGATGTAAAAACAAGTGTTCCGTTTGTTAGGAGGTCTCCTGCAGTATCTGTATCGCTAACCACAACACCATCTTTGAGCGTCATAGCGGTTTCGATATAGACATTTTCGTTACCGTATTTTTCAGAAAATTTATTCGTGAGTTCGTTTTCAAAGATTTCTTGCGCTTCAAGAAGAATAAAGTTGTCGGTACATTTTCCATCTTTATCGACGGTGATAGTGGCTCCGATATTTTTACCATTCTTTGCAAAGGTAATGGTTGCTCCGCCATTGTCATCCGCCGTGTAGGATGCAACAGAGAATGATGAGATATCCATTCCTTTACTTTCTGCATAGTCTTTTACTGCTGTCCAATTAGAAAGAATTTCATTTTGTGTATCATCAAGTTCTTTTGTTGCTTTTGCGGGATGTCCTGCTGTACTCAGAATTGCAATTTCATCAGTTGAAAGAGACACCCCACTGATAGCACTTTCGCTTGTTGCAATCGTTGCAGTTTCCGATGTGAACTCATTTACCCCTGTCTGAATGTTTTTATCCTGCTTTGAACAGCCAGTCGTAAGGATTGCACCACAAAGGCACAATGCTACAACTATAAATAAAGATACTGCTTTACGCATTGATGTAAACCTCTTCAGTTATTTTTGACGTTGTTGATGTAAACCGGAACCTTAATTTCCGTTCCAGCGCTGACCATCTTTGCATCCTCTGTACGATTGAATTTCATAGAAATCAGCAAATTGGCAGTTGCTTGAATGTCTGTCTGTGCTGGTGATGCGGTATATGTTGACACCTTCGGTGCAAACAGTGGGACGATAGGAGCAACAATATAGGTTGGAACAACAATCGTTTTTAAGTAGTCGATGATAGAGGTTGCTACTCCCTGTCTGCGATATTTCTCGTTTACTTCAATGGATTCAATCGTCATCACACGAACCATTGATGGGTCATACACAGTGAAAGAGTTTCGCAGACTGTTCAGTTTAGATGAGCCGTATTCCGTACCAATCTGACGCGCATCAACATAGACTTTTCCGTTCAGACGTGCCATGTCGCTGGCAAACATATCAGAAACGTGGACAATACATGATGCGATAGCATTTGACTGTCTTCCGTCAAAAACACTTACAACAATACTATCGTGTGCCATTTCATTGTCGTAAAGCGGTAAACATGTCGGGTCGTTGCCCGCCACATTATTCTGATTGGTCGCTCGTCGAATTGACGCACTTACAGAATATTTGTTCTGATAATCTTTAGAATAAAAACTGGCATTGATTTTTTTCATAAATTAGGGCAAGGAGACCCGCGACTTTAGTCGTGGGAAGAATTGCCCGTTCACATCCTTTCGATTAAATAGTTTGTTGCTTGCTCTAATAACCACAATTTTTTAAATGAAATGCTATTCGTAATGGCTGTACCATCGAGTTTTCTTAAAGCGAAATATCCCGATGACCTGCGTCCTGAAATAAAACATTCCTGCCCGTCATAGAGCACCTTATCCCAGAGGCGAAAACCTTTAACGATATAGGGTGCTTGATTGGCTTTTCGAATGCCACCTTTCAGAATTTTCGCTTTATGGATTTGCCTATTATGGTGGCGGATTGCTTTCGTGCGGTAACAAACACTGCAAGGTTCAGCAAGCGGATGCTTACTTATACAGCGAGCATCGTTGACGTGACTTTTCTTTATGTCGTTTTGCTCACGTAGCAACTTGGTTATATAGCCATAAGTGTTTTGGACCGGAATATTAAGTTCGTTGCGTAGGCGTGTCAGTAGTGTGTTGCGCATGATACCCATAAAAGCCGCATCACGAAGCGTTTTACCGCGTTTTTTGCCGTCAAGTGTTATCTTCCCTTTATGGAGGTTGTTGTGGCAAGTGACACACAAAGTGATAAGGTTACTTGGGGCGTTACCACCAACCTTACGGCTTTCAAGGTGATGTACATGCAGCTTGACGGCTTTCTTTGCAGTGGTATGAGCACCACAATATTGGCAGGTATAGTTATCACGCTTCAAAACATACTGGCGAACATTGTATTCGTCGTACATCTCACCGAGTTGGTAGTCGGTTCCTACCGGCAGAGGCTTTCCGGCGAGCATCGCCTTTAAGCGCTGTGTGTCAAACTCTGCAGTTTCTACTCTTACAAGAGTGATAGGTAAAATCCGGCAGATGCGCTTGATAACGGTAATGTGCTCTTGGATTTTTACTTCCACAGAAGGCGCAAGCCAACCCTTATGTTTGCTGTGTACACGGTTATTGAATCTTGGCGTACGGTAACGAGTTTTGCGATTGCGTCTTGAACAGCGGTTCTGCCTGCGCGTAGATAGCAATTCTACTACATCGTTGCGTGGAGTGAACTCCTCACTGTAGAGTTCTCGCTTCTCGGTAGATGCAGAAAGACCTACATGTTTGCTACCAGCGTCAACGCCCAAAGTGATAGGTTGCTTGTATCCTGCACTTCCGTGCATGAGTTTGATGGTAAACGGTGTGCGTTTTACAACGCATGCTTTTTGTCGTTTTAACAACAGACGAGCCTTTCCGGGTGAGCACGGCATCAAGGGCTCGCTATGCTTGTTAAGTACATACACATATTGCATGATGCTATGCTCCTTTCAATAAAATTGCAGCTAAAAAGAAGCTGCTCACTCCTCCAAAGAGGGTAAAAATCCTTCCCCAAGGTCATAAGCGGTTTAATACAGCCACACCTGTCGGCTTTGCCTCGGCTTTACGTGATGTGTTGTCTTAGAGCGTGCAATTAGGATTGACGCCGCACGGTAACTATCTATTCGCTTATAACGGAGTGCTCGAAGCACTTAGGGTAGTCAACATATCCTTGCGGACACTTCCAAAGCGTAGACTCGCTGATGCAAGCCCGCGACTTTAGTCGTGGGTTATTGACTTGTGTACTTAAAGAAAAGGGTTACTGATTAAAACTATCCATAAATCCACTAACGTTTGTGTTTCCAACCTTTGACTCGTTTTTCTTTTGGTTACGAGCTTTAGGTTGTTGGTATGGATTGCTTACAGTGTGTGTTGATGGCGTTCGCAAACCAGACGGTTTTCCACTGCCATGTCGCTGGTTGGAGGTTGTTTCCTTTGTTGGTTTGCTTTGTTTTGATTCACTTTCTGTGTAACGAGTTTCTTGCTTTTCCGTGCGTACAGGATTATCATCGCCAGAGCGTTCTCGTTTCGAGCGACGTTGATTTGAATCTTCGCCACCGTTATTGCTGCTTCCACGGCCAGATTTCTGATTGTGTGATGCACGAGCTTGAATGTCGTTATAGACCTTCATACGACTAATATCAGCCTCTGTGACATCTTCAAACGCATCGTAATAATGACCATAGACTTCATCGGTACTTGGCAATTTTGCGATTGGCATTGGTGCTGGAAGTCCTGCTTTATACAACGGATGAAGAATGTAACCACACCGATGTGCTTTAAGCATAGGGCGACCAGCGTAGTAGATGAGAAGTTCTTCATCTTTCAGTCCGATAACCTCATCAGGAGTAAAGGCATTACGTTTACCTTTGCCTTCAGATAGTGCGTATCCATCCCCTATTCCACGAACACCAAGTACATTTTTGTTGTCTCGAACACTCTTTGCAACGATGGTCATTACGCCTGACATTGCACTTATGTATTCGGCTGTCATTTGTTCGTTACAGCCTAAACAAATAATAATGTCGCAACATCCAACAATCGAGGTCAAAGCGTTTTGGTCGTATACAAGTGCCAACTGCGCCAACGACTGAAGAATAATCATGATGTAAATCTTACGGGAACGGAGCGTACTGATTGAACGTGTAAAGTCCGGAATACTGCCGATGTTTGCAAATTCGTCAAACAATACACTTACAGGAAGTCTATCATTTCCTTTGCCAGCGTTATCTGATGCCTCTGACAAATCAAAGAAAAGGAACGAGAAGAAAAGACTTGAAAGAAGTTTACGAGAAGAATCTTTATCGGAGATTACGCAGAAAATGATTGTTTTCCGTTCACCTAGCTCTCGAAGCACAATATCGTCATGGGCTGACATTGAAACAATGTCGTGGTTTGCAAACAGCTTCAAACGTTGATTAAGACCCAAAATGAAGTTTGGCTGAATTTTTTCATCACTGTGCTCAAACATACTCCAAGCAATCATTGCCGGGTGGTTGCTTGGCATAAGTGCCTTATCCTTCTGAAACTCTTTTTTTAGTGTTGCAAGGTCATTCTTTGCGAATAGAGAAAATACCTTGTCAATTGTCAACGGATTTGAAGCTTCTTTTAATTCACGTAAAGAGGTTGCGATTTCTTCTTCAGATGCAAGTCCACTTCCACGCATAATTGTTCGAAGAGCTTCTTCCTTTTCACGAATCGTTGCTTTCTTATCATGGATAATTGAGAAAGTCTTTTCTTTGTCTTCCTCCGAAAGCAATGGCAACTTGCTTTCTTCCCAATTGTCAGCAGCTAATTCGAGTTTGTGCTCATAATCGTATTCGTGTTTCCAACCGAGATAAGCGACACCAGCTTGGAAAAGATTTCGTTCACCGGGTCCCCAGAATCCATCTTCCTTCTGACCATTCATTGTGTTTGTCATTACAACATCAACAAATGTATCTAGGCGAGAATTATCGACACGACCAGTTTCTGGATTGAAAATTTCATTCGTAAAGTTCCATGCGTTACTTCGTGCAGGATTGAGAATGTTATAAACTTTTACAACATATCCGTTCTGAACGAACAAATTGTAAAACTCTTCACAAAGTTCACCTTTTGGGTCGACAACACAGCCACTATCTCCACGAACAATGATTTGAAGGAGGTTAGGAGAAACGATGCTGAATGTTTTACCACGACCCGGAGGAGCAAAAACAACTGTGTTCATGTTTTTACCACGAGTACATGGCACCGTAATAACCTCGTGACCATCATCACCGAATTGTCCACAGACAAGACCATCTACATCTTTAAATTCACCAACAGTAAATGCTTTCATTGCCTCAGCCTTGGACATTCGCTTCGATGAACCATAGTCCCCTGTTTTCGATAGAATCATTCCGGTTTCTTCATCAACTTCTTCTGCTTGGTCAAGGTCCGGAGATTTCCAAAGGACAAATACTACAAAGCAACCGGCAAAAAGTAAAAGAAGACCAAATGTTACTGGAATTCCTTGTGCTGTAAGTAAACCGATAGCAATGTAACGAGGAATTGAAAGAGAAGATGCTTGTAAAAGCGTATATTTATGTTCTGTTGCAAGCTTAATCATAGTGTAAAAACCAGAAAGCCACGAGCATAAAAACACAGAAAGTATGGCATAAGCAATGATTCCACCTTTAAGGATTCCACTTTGTTTGTTATACCACTTTCTAAACCATTCAAGAGCAACCAAGCAATGCTGTTTCAATGTCTTTGGCTCATCGTTATCATTGCTCGAATACCCGAAAATTTCTTTAAGTTTATCAAGCAAGTGTATCATCCCCCCTAAATGTAAATAGAATAAGGCTTCAACTATTTAAGTTGAAGCCTTATTCGAACCATTTCAGCGATTTAATGATGGCGACCTATACCACCGCCACGTGCGCTACCCCCTCCAGTTTGATACGTACTATCAAACGCATATTCTCCGGTTTTCCTTCCGCTTTCATCCAATACTGCATGGCGAGCACGGTTTGTGGCTTCCGCTGGACTTACATCGCCCGCAACCTCTGCCGCAATTCCAGCATCTGTTGATTTCAATGTTCCCAATACAGTTTGTTTACTATGGGGAACGACATTGTTGTTCTCATCCAATCTTTCAACGCTATATTGGATGTGTCCTGAAGTGTCTTTACCAATTTCTTCAGCGTGATAGCGAGTAACAGCTCCAGTGTCCTTGTCTACGTGAGTTGCTGTAGCACCCGTTCCATCAAATGCACCGGGTTCAACAGTTGTTCCACCAACCGCTCGAAGTTGCATCTGTTCTGGAGTTCCAACAACTATTCCGCTGCTACCGCTTTTACTGTCGCCTTCGGTAAATTTCTTTTCGACATTACCAACAGGAGTATATTCCATTAAGTTTCCATAATTATCCTCTGCCATCACAGAAAGTTTTCCGTTTTCAGACATTTTTATCTGCTTAACTTTTTCGTCTGAATCATCACCAAACAATTTTTCCTGAGTAGACAGCTTCATACCGGGACTATTTGAATTTTCTGGATTGTATCCATTGCGAACGGCATAATCTCTTGCACCCTGAGCCGAACCACTAAGAACACTTTGCCCAAGTTCGTCTTTTCTTTTGGTGCCGTACCCGGTTTGGACATCTTCGATTCGATTTTTAAAAGCATCAAATGTTTCGTCAGGCGCTCCCAACTTTGTAAATGCATCTTTCAAGCGTGTATTATATGCTTCTTCAGTTTCTCCGTTATTTGTATAAGTTCCATCTTTGTTCCGTTCGATGTTTTGCCCTTTATAACTCATTCCTTGTGGACGTACCATCTCAGCAACCTTGTCGGGCGAATACGATTGATATTGGCTTAGTCTATCCATTAGTTCAGAGCCAGCATTATCACTTTTGTAATCTGCCTTTTCCTGTAATCTTCCACTACTGTTCTTGGCGTTTTTGTATACATCGTTAACAGCATTTAATTTATCACCAAATCCAGTGGCACCTTTACTTGCTGCAGTTAAATCTTTCGCTGATGGAATACCAAAGAATTTTTTTGCTGTGTTTATGCCGTCTGAAATTCTTGTACTATTTTGTCCAACCCCCATTGCGGCAAGTCCACCAACAACAAAATCTTTTGCTATTTGTCCGTTAGAACGTGCCGCTCCATTATTCAAACTAGCTCCAAGAGTTTGTGCAACCTTACTTGCTCCCGGTACAATTGCGTCTAAAGCTTTAAGTCCTGCCCCACGAGCCAGTGCATTTGTCGCTCCAGTAGCAAAATCTGCCGCCTTTCCTGCAAATCCCTTTGCGGTACGCCACATATAACCCATCTCACGCATATCTTGCATAACGCTTCCAGACGAGTGAGTTACGGTAAGTCCAACATCTTTAAGGATTGAATCAAGATTTTGACCGCAGCGGACCCAACCCAAAGTCACACCTGTCCAGCAGAAGAATTGAACACCTCCACCACTCGGAAACGCTTTAAATAAACATAATGTTGAATATATCATCCACAGGTTGAGAATCCAGCAAATTAAGGTGGATACGAAGTTCTTAAACCAACTCCATGTAATTCCCCGGAGTGATTGGCTTACACCACATCCAGTCGCCAGTGGAGAAAGATAGATGTATATAATGATAGATGAAAATTTTGAAAATGCGGAAAGGAGCAGTTTCAAGAATTGGAACATACATATAACAAGCAAAACTGTTCCCAATATAACGGGTATTGCATCGATTACATCTAGTGCGCTTAAGAACAGGCTAAGTCCCTCATTCTCTTTTTCAACATCACTTATACTCGATGTAAAGCTGTCTGCTGTTAAACTGTTTCCACTTGAATAAAAATTTCCAAGAGCTACTAATACACTTTCTCCACCAAATAGCATTGTTTTGACCGCTTTATATATTTTGTGAAAAGCGGTGAACAACACTTTTGAAGTTGGAATTGCTACTGTCGTCCAAGCGCCATATGTAAGAAGTTTTACAGCTATTGCTCCCGGCCTCGATTGCGGATTTTCACCAGTAACGAATGTCCATATATATTTGAGCATTTCCCATAACGTAAGGATTAAACATATAAACAAGCCGACACCCGTTATTGTGTTGGTAAAGTTGCTGCCAACAGCATTGTCAAACCATCCGTCAATCACCGAAATGTCAAGTTCACACATCGCTTGCAAAACGATTGTCGCCGCTAGAAAGTAAATAGTTGATATGATAGCCATGATAAGTTTTATGGCAAACGATATGACAGTATTTACCAGCAAGCCAATACCAGCCAGTTTAGCAAGAGCTGTTAAAAAAGTGGCCATTCAACTTCCTCCCTTCATCAAATAATAAAAACAAAAACCGCTAGAAGCGGCGGGAAACTACTTGTTTTGTATGTCAACTAATTTCACATTACTTACGGTGTAGGCGTTGACGCTCCACCACCAGTGATGCTTTCACCAACGGTTTGTGCAATTGACAGAATTCCACTTGCTGCATAAGAAACTACAACTGCGAATATAGATGCCCAAGTTGCGCTCTTTGCTCTGTTTACCGTTTGCTGGTCCATTCCGGGAAGACGTGCGATAATCTGGGATGCAATAATGCCGAGAACTCCGGCGGGAACAACCCAATGCTGCAACATCTTTACAGCATCATCCAAGATGCTTTTAACCTGCGTGTCCATCGTGTCAAATACGCCTGCATAAGCGCTAACCATACTTGCAATCATAATGGTAAGCATAACGGCGTAGATTACCATTGCGGAACGACCAGCCGCACGAATGCGTTCTGCTTGTTTCAGTTTCATACGAATTCCTCCATTCATTTTTATTTTGCGAAACAAGACGTCTTGTGATTTGGTTCATCCAATTATCACGCTATAACTATACTAACTTTGCGCAATACATAACTGGCTACTGTTTTTCGCTTTTTTGGCCACTGTTTTACTCACTTTTTGGCTACTGTGCCACTCTGGGAGATAAATATATAAAAAAAGAAAGCTCGATGCCTTCGTAAGACATCGAGCTTTTTCGCAGTTTATTATTGAGCGGCAAGTCGCGCACAAAGAAGGTCACTTACGCCACCAGTTTTTGTGTTCGAAACAGATGCAAGCATAGCATTTTTATTTCCAATAAGATTCATTTTTACCTTTGCACGAGTGATAGCTGTATAAACTAGATTTCTCGTAAGCATAAAACGGTGAGAGTAACTTATCGGCATAATCACTGATTTGAATTCACAACCTTGTGAAGAATGCACTGTGATTGCATATGCAAGTTCAAGATTTTTCAATCGTTCCGGAGGAAATTCGATAATTTCACCACTGAAATCGATTTTCAACGTTGCACCAACATCCTCAGAAATAACTTCAACTACCTTACCGATGTCACCGTTAATAACATCTGTTGCGTTCTTCTTGTTGATAACGCGGTCACCAACTCGGAAGTGTCTTTCGCCGGAGACGGCATCAAGCCTTCCTTCTACAGGTGGATTGATAATCTCTTGAAGTTTCTTATTAAGCATATTGGAAGACAGTGGGTCTTTATCACTCTTGTGTGTCGGCGTAATGACATATGTATTATCAAAGCCATACTCTCCAACACTCTTTGTGAATTCATCAATAACCCTCTGCACAATTGCATTTTCGGGAACCTCTGTGAAAACACAGTCCTTTGAGAAGTTTAAATCACGAGTGTTCCCTGTATTTACCTTGACTGCGACATCTGCAATCATACTACCGGATGCTTGTCGATAGTTCTTTGTGAGGCGAGTGACATGGACTTTACCACAGTCAATCAAATCGCGAAGAATTGCACCGGGTGTGACTGACGGAAGCTGGTCAACATCGCCAACAAATACAATGTGAGTTCCGGGAGTACAGTCAGTTGCATCGATGAGAAAATTCGCCAAATGAATACCAACCATAGAGAACTCATCTACAATGATAAGACCACCCGCGAGTTTCTGACCATCGCCCGGCGCTTCAAATCCAGATGGTGTATCTGCCGGAATGAGTCCCAGAGTCTTGTGAATTGTTTTTGCTGGTCTTTCGCAGCTTTCTGTCATGCGTTTTGCTGCCAAACCTGTGGGAGCCATAAGAGTGATTTGCCCATCCGGGTAAATTCTTTCGTAAGTCTCCATAATAGCTTTCAATACAGTCGTTTTACCAGTACCGGGACCGCCTGTAACAACAGAAAACAAATTGGATGCGGCATACACAGCGGCTTCTTGATTTGGATGCAACTGAATGTTTGGATGCTCCTTCTTCCATTGCTCAAATGCGGCACAAAACTTCGCAGCATCCTGCTCCGTTGGAGTTTGAGCACCCAGCTCAAGAATTCGTTTTGCAAGTGCCTTTTCCATATCAAAATCTTCGCGGAGATATAAAAATCCATTGGGACCAACAGTGCTTGCAATTTTTTTCTGTTGTTTAAGTCTATAGATAGACTCATTCACAATAGACTCTTCAACCGGGCGAACACTTCCGTTGATTTTTGGAATGTTACATGACAGGAGCTCCATCGTTTGATAAAAATGTGCAGGTTTCTGGACAACAATAGAACAGTTTTTAGCTCGTAATGCTAACAACGCAGCCATTACAGCCGCATCGATACGTTCTGGTTTTTTGGGTTTATAGTCCTGAGCCAACGCAATTTTGTCTGCTGCATCAAAACCAATGATGCGAGTTGTTGAATAAGGGTCTTTAGTAACCGTATCAAAAGCATTGGAGCCGTATGCGGTAACAAGCCTTCTTATAACTTGAGGGTCAACAACTTTTTTCAGCAGTTTTGTAAGCGCAGCGGTTGCAGAAGCAACTTCTATATGTTTAGCAAGAAGCTTTGCCCTTCGCTCAGAGAGTCCCTTGATAGATGCCGCAGCAACCATTGGGTCTTCTGCAACCTTTTGAATATCTCCATCACACCAATCAACAATGGCAGCAGCAATCTTCTTGCCAATACCTTTTGTTGAGTTCTTTACAAATTCCAGTGCGTCTTTTTTGTTTTTCGGTACGCAAGGAACAGCATACTGGAGTGTGAATTGAAGTTCATTGTTTTTCTTATAGCGTGACCACTCGCCCGTGAGTTCGAACGACTCTCCAGCATATTTAGGTGAAATGATTCCCTTTACTGTAAAGTAAGGTAAATCTTCTCCACCCGTAGGAATCTTATCTTTTTCGTTCGTTTCAAACAGGCAGATACGCCAATCGTTTTTTGCAACCAGCTCTTTTCGAAATCTGGAAACAATTGTAACCTTCTCCCCTAATTGCATTTCATATCCTTCTTTATGAAACACACCAGTTTAAAATCTTATCCCAACAGGCGTTTGCAAACACCGATACATTGTTTAAACGTATCGGAACTTGAATCGCCAAGGGGGATATAGAACACTGGAATGCTATATCTTTTTGCTTCTTCAACAACATCCGATGGAATTTCCTTGTCCACGCTCACGACAATATCGCTTGCACCGACTTTCCCCTTTGTGGGAATATTTGTGGAATAATTCCAATCGGATTCATATACAGACACAGGCGATTCATCACAAATAGCCAATGCCCGAATTCCAAACAAAGCAAGTTTCAACTCTATCGTCTCAACTGCTTCGGAAGCATTTTCTTTCGAATTCACAAACACATGGATTCGACGAATAGCCATTAGCACATCTCCTTTCGCAATTCGCGCAAACGACGACCACCGCCGGAGTACGAAACATAGTCCTTTAAAGCGTTATGCAAATCCGGATGTTCACGTTCAAGTTTTTCGATATTTGCCTTGTTCATTTTGGGCGTGGACGGATATTCGAGATATTTGATGACATATTTGCAGTTGTTAGCAGAATCCTCGCAAACTGCATAAGTGTTCTGTCCCATGGCATAAACGATGGAACTGAGTTCATCTTTCAGTTGTTCCTCTATCGCCTTTTTCTGCTTTTCAATTGCTGCAAGTTGCTGTTTCAAAATATCCGCTTTTTCAAATGCGGACGCGTAAACAGCAGGGTCAAGAACAATCGGAGTTTTGTTTGTAACGCCTTTGCCTTTATAGCGACGTGCTGTTTTAATAAGCAGTTCACCGTTGCCGTTCGGTTCCGGTTCAATTTGAGATAGAACGCTTCCGTTCCAAAACTCCTCACATTCCTGAATAATTTCCATCTCCATGTCAAGGTCACGAATAGCATGGCTATAAGTCACCGTATCACGGTCAAACAGCGCAACCAAGTATGCGTCATCGACATTCACCAAAAACATCTGTTCCTGCATCTGCTCAAGATAATATTCAGGAATGTTGTTATCTGCATAATGGCTCTTTGTGTGAATACTGGGAGCCTTGAATTCCAGAACCGACCAATGACCATCAGGCCACTTCATCATTGCATCAAGATTACACGTCAAAAACTGATATTTTTCATTACTGAAAATCATCGTTTCGACATGAACTTCGCAACCTTCAAATTCCGGAATTGCCTTAATGTACTCTCGCAGATAGCTCTCACAAATATGTCCCCACAGAAAAATCAGTTTCTTTTTCAATTCTTCTTCTGGTGTGCAAGTTACAAGCTCTGTATGACCAAGTTTCTGGTGCCAGAGGTCCACATTATTAGTAAATGGATTTGTACCCATTACTGCAGATACTTCCGATGCACCGATACAGATGCGGCGGCGATTATGCCATTCGTCTTCAGTTAATTTCGAACCGTCTACAACACGAAGCGGGTCATAATCGCAATCGTTAAAGAACTTACGAGCTTCATCCGAAGCGTTCGCAAGAACTTCTTCTCGAAGCGCTAAACCAAACTCGGTATTCATGTTTTCAAGATGATACGGGATGTCAAGACTCTCTGTCGTTGCTCCTTTATCTGAACCATCAAAGCTGCCAGTTTCTTTCAATGCAGACGACATAACAGGGTTTGCAATGGAAACGTTGAAATAAGAACAAATTGTATTAACAATCTCTTTTCGCCCATAAACGGCAATCTGTTGCTCTGTTTCTGCTACAATAGCAATAATGGCGGAGACAATGCGTACAACATCTGTTTTTTGAAACATTTTGATTGTTTCAAAAAAGTCTACTTTCCCTTCATCATTGTTTGCCAACAGACCAAAATTACAACAGAAAGCGACGCGAGCTGTATCGGTGCCAAACTGTTTTTCGATGACATTGATTGTATCAATAAAATTACTCATAAACACTCTCCTACTTGAAGAAAATAGGTGGGCAGCACATGTCGTGCTACCCACCGTTTAGTTTGTTTCGATGGGTTAATACCCCTTAATACCCCTGATAATCACCGGGGATATTGCCAAGGTACTGCCAGTCCATGCCTGCAGCTCGACCAACTTTAAGTGCTGTCTTGAACTGCAGCGCAACATTGTTCGGGTTATCTCGTACCACAAAGGCATACGCATTTGCGATAGCAAGGAAGCAGTCAAATGCCGTTGCCGGATTTTTGCCGTACAGACTTTTGAAGTTCTCCGCCGCCTCGTGACCAGCCTTTTTTGCAATATCCAAGTTCGCCATTGCACGCAAAAGTGCGTTGTAGGCGTTTTTCACCTGAACATTCTGAAGACTGTCAATGTTTTTGGCTGCGTTGTTCATCATTGTATCGGACTGCTTGAACGACTCGACAATACTGTGCATCAAGCCGTTAACACGTTCCGTATAATTTCCGCTTCCGGTATGAACAACACGAAGACCCTTCTCACTGTCACACATTGGAACGGTTACTCCGCTATGACCAGAAAGTGCCAACGCCGGGATAATGCGAAACGCACTGCTCGCAGTATTACTCGAAGCAAACTGCAGAACGGGATAGTAACCACCCTGATAGAGCGTATTAAACCCCTTAAGAATCTGGTCTTTATATGCAGAAAGGTTCAACTCCCAAGTCGTCTGCGTATGAGAAATGTACATATTCTGTACAGTTGCCTTCGGATAGGTCTTCTTCCAGAAAGCTTCAAAAACCTTTGCAATGTCACTGAGCTTACCATAGGCGAACTTCTCAGAATTCATTGCACGAATTTTGTTACAGTTCTCAATGATGGAAACGCCTTCAGAGCTGTTCTTGAACTGTCCGTTCAACTCCGTTGCCGCGTCTTCCTCGGATTTCTTCCAGTGGCGCTCAAAACCATTTCTGGTAAAACCAGCACGGGTAGAAAGACCCTCAATGGCAGACCAACCAATGGGAATGATTCGACCACCATCCATTTTCAAAGCCAAACCCGTACCACCATGACTCTTCATCGTGGAAAGCACAGCTTCGACATCAGCTTTCATGTTTGCTGCCATCTGTGCCACATGCAGCGGGGCATCCATAACAGAAACCACCTTAAGATTTTTCTGAATCGGGTCGATTCCAATGCCAGCCGCCTGCATATCCTCATCGTGCGTATACACGGTTTCGGTTGCGGAGATGTCGCACAGGGCTTTGTAAAAATCTTCCCACTTCACGAAGGAACTTTCCCAGTTATCGCTGACAAAGTTTGCATAAAGTGGTGCCGTCGATACAACGGGAGCTGTTTTCGCGTTTGCTGCAGGTGCAGGTGCAGTGGCAATCGTGTTCTGATTGGCAACAGGCGGTACACTTACAGGTGCAGCCGACTTCTGCTGCGGCTGAGCCGCCTGTACAGAAGGCTTAGGCTGAGTCGGATTAACGACTGCTTTACTCTGAGAAGCAGTCGTTGCCTGATTTTTAGTCTGAGTCGTTTTTGCAACTACAGGTGCGGGTGGGATAGGCGACGCGACAGGCTTAGCGTTATCATACATGGCATCGTCTTCATTATCGGCGATTTCGTGAATGTTGAACTTGAAGAATCTCTTGATGTCTTCATCATCACCAACATCACGAATAATGTCCTCAACTGTTTCGACAGACGGCTCAAATGTGGAACTCTTAAATTCCATAAAGTCGTTGTAATCAACGGCATCAATGAGGTCATCCGGGGTAAGTCCATCAACGGAAATGTCATATTTTTCCGCAATAGCAGCCATAACGATTGCAGGACCGTAGTCATTGACCCATGTGGCAACAACGTCAAAACCAAACTCATCGTTCACAATTTTTTTTAATTCAGCAATTCGAATAGACATAGAATTTTCTCCTCTGCTGCATTTTGCAGCTTTTAAAATTCACCATTTGTGGTGTTTTCTGGGGTGTTTCCACCTGTTTTTTGCCCTTAATTTGTAGGGACTTCCATCAAGCAGTAAGTTTACTGCTTACACAAAGAAAAGTAGCCCGTGTCATACTCTTGGTTTGAGTGCTGACACTGCTACTCCTTTCATTGATTTTCTTGATATTTCGTGGTTACTTTTCTTGTGCTTTTGTACTATACCAACATTGCACACGCAAAACATAAACCGCATACTGCTGATACACAGTGCGCGGTTGTCATCAAGTTGCGGCGAGATTCACATCGGTATAAATCCACTTATCCACTGTTCTATTTTTTTTCGTTCATCCCTATTGCTTAGGTAGTAACCAGTTTTCAAAACAGACTTTTTTTCAACAGAATAAATTGATTCACATTCATTATCCACAATACATGCTTTACAATTTCCGTTTTCATCTGATAAGTAAACTTGAAGATTATCTTTACTAACACCTATACATTTTTTTAAACTCACAATAGTCAAATTACTGCTCGTTCTATTACTCCAGTTGTTTGAAATTACCAAACCATAACGTAACTCATCAGCAGATGTTGTAACACTAATAACATCACCCCACTTGTAGCCGTTTTCACATAAAAGCGGAGAAAACAGTTGCTTGTTCCAGATTTTTTGGGATGAAATCTGAATAGATACTCCTTTTTTTATATTGTTCCAAACATCTGGCATAGATTCTTTAACATTGAGACGAAGCCCAATAGAAAGAATTTCGGATTCTATTGACGTTATATTTTCGCACAATGCAATACTATCTCTCGTAAGCGCACATTCTCGTGCTGGCACGTATATATGTGTTGGTAAATCCTTTTTATGTGCTGTTGTCATTGGTATGATGACAGTTTCGTGTCTTATTAAATTGTTGTGCAATACAATAGCTGGTCGTCTTCCCGTTTGAATACAACTCTCATCTTTACTTTTTAGTGGAGCCCAAACGACATCCCCAATTTCAAATAGCACTTATTATCATCTACTTCCTTTTATTTCTGCGATTACTATACCAACATTGGAAATGTGTACAAAAAAGCCCTCTCCTAACGCATTCTGCTACACGTAACAGATACATCAGAAGAGGGCTTTTTTATTTAGTTTCCATCAATTTAAGAAGTTCGTTTTTATCGAACCATACATACTCAGATACCATGATTCGCTCATCTCTCAAACAACAAACCACCTCATTTGATGTGTCATCCATAAGGATGTCGATGTATCCACATCGACCAGAAATAAGGCGTTTTGCTGCTTTGTCTACTACGGAATCACGAAGTACATAGAGCTCCCCATGTGCTATTTGGTCGTAGTTATCAGAGGTCGTTTTTTTCTTATGAAGATAATATTTTACGCAATAAGCATTATCGCTAACACCTTGTTTTGTAAAGCATTTAGAGGCTTTCGCCTTTTCCTTTTGCTCTTTAAATTCGAATCGCATAATTTCCCTTCTTTGCCTTTCAAATATCTAAAATAGCTATAATTCACATATAAGCTACAGTTTTCTTAAAGAATAGAGATTAAAAATCTCTTGATTGTTTATCCATAAAGAATTATACTTACTTTGCATTTATTCGCACTAATCGTAATTTTGGGCAAAAAAAATAGCAGAGGCATCGGTATCCACCGATTGGCCCCCTTCCGGGGGCGGTTTTGCCCCTGCCGCTTTCTACTACCTCAACGATAAGCCGTTGAGCCACTTTTCAAAGATGTGTCGCCTTCCAAGTTGCCAACCCGCACAGCTCAGTGTTTAGAGCCGTAATCGCGTCGCCAATAACAGTAACTCTACTGATACCTGCGGCTGAATTGTAATCTTGTATGCCATCCAAGAAAAGGGGAATTAGAAATTGACTATCTATAATATACCAAAAGAAAAACCAGTGGGTTAAAAAATCCGCTGGCGCAATGTTAATTTTTTGTGAACAATTTTCCGATTATATTTATTCCTTTTACGTAAGGGTCTTCCCAGTAACGCGAGTCTTTTGAGTTGTTTCTGTTATCTCCCATTACAAAATAGGAGCCATCCGGCACCACAAAAGGTCCGAAATTCAAATTTGTGTTTGGCTCTTCCTTGAGCCAGCTTGTTTCATCATAGTAATTTCCGTTTATGTATGTCTTTCCATTTTTTATTTCAACAATATCTCCTCCAACCCCAACAATACGCTTAAGAAAGCATCGTGGGTTGTCTTTACTTTGAGAATCTTGTTTTGCTGTCGTTTGGAAAACAATAATGTCGCCCCTCTGTAAATTATTTCTTTTCCCATACAGTCGAATTGCTGTAAACGAAGAGCCAGTCATTACTGTGTCTTCCATACTCTGACTTGGTACATATCCAACGCAAAACACACCTCTGAACAGAATGATAGAGATACAAAAAACAGCAAGTGGTAGCTTTAAAAATTCGTATATTTTTCGTATTATTTTATTCATAAATCATGGCAAGGAATCCCTCAACTTCAATCGTAGGAGAATTGCTCGTTCACATCCTTTCTAATAAATTATACCTATATATTTTTGAAAACATACTTTCTATTACTACAAAAACAAAAAAAGACATGTGCTTGCTATTTCTAGCAAACACATGTCAATCCTTTGTCACCATTATCGTTATAAAAGTCTTCTTGACTACCGAGACATAGTGCAGAACACTATGTTGTCAATGAGACTTTTTGATTGAATTGTATTTCTAACGACAAAAAATACAATTTCGTGTCACATGTCGAAGCTCAGCCCGGACATGATTATTCACTAAACCAACTCGGTATTGGTTTTTGCGCTAGGGAAATGATGACAAACTTGCCCCAAAGAAGAAACGTCACACGCATGAACCTCTGCTTCCGATGAAACGGTCAGAGGATACAAGCAATGAAAACGCCTCAACCACTTTCACGGCCTATGACTAAACGTCAAAAGTCTTGAAAGTGTTTTTGTGATGGCAAGACCTTTCACCACGTTACCTTACTCCTCCACAGGCAAATGCGGAAGTAGTAAACTTGCAGTTATGCAAGTGTGGCGCACCAAAAAGGATATTACTCCTTTTTAGTGGCAGAGGGGGGAGTTTCCTCTTCGTCGTTCCCGCTTTGGCAGGTTCGGAAGAGCGCGGAGTGGCATCTCCACACCGTCCGAAGCACCAGAATGAGTACATCCAAAAAGATGATACCCACTCCGAGTCGGATGATGAGGAAACCCATTGCCGTCAACATGCTAACAAACTTCTTGTTCGTCAGCAGAAGGACAGCAACAGCACACCAAACATTAGCCGTCAGTATACGCGCATACATCGGGTCAATGTTCAATGCCTCCAAGATTTTCTCCATGAGTTCGACACTCTTTGAAGAAACCTTGGTGTAAATGCCGTACACAAACGCGAGTACGACACGGAACACCTTCTGGAAGATTTCCAGAGAGGCGGCAGGGGTGGTAGAGCAAGTATTCTCGCTCTTTTTTTCGCAGTTGAACTTGTCCATAAGTTACCTCCTTAAAGGCTGGGACATTCGAGACAGAATCTATCTGCCCGGTCAGTAAGTACCGTCACCTGCGAAAGTGGCGATACACGGTTAAGTGTTTACAGGAGAGTGCAGGTCCAACCTTGCCCCCTTTCGGGGCAAGTCGTGCCTACAACAATAAAGACCCTCATGAGGTGGTCACTCCGGTAATTCAGTCCATCCAACACAACACCAAATCAACAATGGGGCAAACAAGCCACAA